ATGAAACATTAGGACGACCATGAAAGTTATTGAGACTCACAACCTCGATCCTACCTCTATCCCTCCAACAGAGCGTGACTGGGTCTACAACGGCCTCGACTGCTGCGTAACAGCAGAGGTTCTTGAGGTCCTTCTCCCTCAACTGGACTATCATACCTTAAAAACCTACACTTTTTCCAGAAAACTCCAGGGTCCGGCCCTAGAGATGCGACTCCGTGGGGTGAAGATAGATCAAGCCCGGAAAGGAGATGTTATTGAAACCTACTACCGTAAGATAGACCTCCTCGAACGTAACTTAGAAAGGCTTGTCTTCGAAGGCGTTGGAATGGACCACTTCAACTGGCGTAGCAACGACAACCTCAAGGAGTTGTTCTATGATAAACTTGAAATTCCACCCATTATTAGGCAGGGGAGACCGACGGTCAATAGAGATGCTCTTGAACGATTGGAGTCCTACCTCATTGCCAAGCCAATTGTCACACATATCAAGGCGCTTCGAGAGCTTGGTAAGAAAATCTCAATGCTCAAAACCGAGATTGACCCTGACGGTAGAATGCGAACATCGTATAACATCGCCGGAACCACTACAGGTCGCTTTAGCTCTTCATTCAGCGAGTTTGGAACTGGAACTAATCTCCAGAACATTGAAGAAATCCTACGTAGTGTCTTCATCTCAGATAAAGGGATGAAGATGGCTTATCTAGATGCAGCGCAAGGAGAGAGCCGTGTTGTTGGAGCGATTGAGTGGAATCTTTTCGAAGATGGGAAGTACCTTGACGCCTGTGAAGGAGGGGACCTGCATACTACAGTTGCAAGACTCTGCTGGCCATCTCTTCCTTGGACAAGGAACCTTAACAAAGATAGAGCCTTGGCCGAGCAGCCATTCTATCGACATTACGATCGACGGTTTATGTGTAAAAAGATTGGCCACGGCTCTAACTACGGCGGTAGACCAAGGACCTTATCAACTCAGGCTAAGGTTGACATACGAGTGATAGAAGACTTCCAACCCCTTTACTTCAAAGCCTTCCCCGCACATAGAAGGTGGCACCAACATGTCGAATACACTCTACGTTCAACTGGTCATCTTATCAGCCTTATGGGGAGGAAGCGGTGGTTTTTTGGTAGACGAAATGATGACGCTACGCTCAGAGAGGCTATCGCCTATGATCCTCAAGGTAGCTTGGCTGATATACTTAACAACGGGATGCTTAATGTGTGGCGTTGCCGTAACGCAGAGCTCTTGATGCAAATCCACGACGCAGTCTTAATCCAATACCCAGAAGAGAAAGAAGATGAAATCATTCCCCAAGTCCTCGAGCAGCTAAAGTACCCGATCCAACTTAAACACAACAGGGAATTCTTAATCCCTTATGAATGCAAGGTAGGTTGGAATTGGGGTAAGTATGACAGACAAGAAAATCCGGACGGTCTTAAAACCTATGTCCCGGGCGACAAACGGAAGCGCACTCCGGAAGTGTCGATCTTGGATAGAGAGTTTTGTTGACTACTCCTCGAACCTAGAGTCCGCAGAGATATTCCGCAAGTGGGCAGCGATAGCGACTGTCGGTGCGGTGTTGGAGCAGAAGGTCCATCTCTGGACTCAGGGGTATATCTTTCCGAATATGTATATCTTCTTGGTAGGTCACCCAGGAGTGGGGAAGACTCGTACGATAATGACCGCTAGGTCATTTGTCAATGAACTCCCTGACTTTCATATAGCGCCGACCTCGATGACGAAGGCCGCTATGGTTGATTGCCTTACCGATGCGAAGCGGACTATTATGGACCTGCCTAATCCACCGATTGACTTCCATTCAATGACCATCTTTGCCGATGAGTTAGCGGCGTTTATGCATAAGTGGGATGATGAACTTATCGGTGGGCTTACCACCTTCTATGATGTGGTTGTTCCATACGGAGAGAGGAGAAGGGGGAAGGATATTAACATAAAGATAAAGAACCCACAACTATCCATCCTCTCTGGTACGACTCCATCAAACCTGATGAAATTCATGCCAGAGAACGCATGGGATCAGGGGCTGACCTCAAGGATTATAATGGTGTTCTCGGACGAGAGGATCATTGGTGACCTTTGGAAGCCTTATGACAGGAGCTTGCCTAAGGATATGCTCTCTGATATTGGAATGATCCATCACCTTCATGGGCCGTTTGCTATAACGGAAGACTTCAAGGTCGCTATTGATAAGTGGAGAAACAACGGACAGACGCCAGCGCCAACGCACCCGAAGCTACTCCACTACGCAACCCGGCGGTCAGCCCATCTCTTAAAGCTCTGCATGATATCCTCCGCAGACAAGGGCGATAGCCTCCTCTTAACAATGGAAGACTTCACCCGAGCATTAACCTGGCTCCTAGAAGCAGAGATCTTAATGCCGGAGATATTCAAAGCTGGCGGTGTGCTTGCGGATGCAAAAGCGATGGAAGAAATCTACCACTTCGTACTCGTTGGGGGCGGTGAGAAGGGTTTGTCCGAGCATCAGGTGGTGAACTTTGCCAAAGAGCGGCTCCCCATACAAAGCTGCCGTAACGCAATATTGCTGATGGAGAACTCTGGCCTCATCAAGTCCATAGGGGTCGATAAGGCCACAGGTCTTCGGAGGCTTAAGGCGATGCCTAAAGTCTAGGGCCACCATCTGTTCTTATCAACTCCCTTATCTGATCCGGAGTCTCCTTCACACACAGCCCTCTTGAGCCAACGAGGATCGTCGAGCCGTGCCCTTGCGCACAATCATGCGACTGCGTGCGAATGATCACTACAGCGGTGCTCTCAACCCAAATAGGTTTACCGTCTAGTGACGTGAGTAGGATCATAGAGAATAGAAGATTGCGCATCATACCCCAATGACCTTTTCCTTTCCTCCTAGGACTGTCGCTATAGCCTCGCAGATCTCGTCGAACTTAGTGTCATAGATGTTAGCATCCGCTGTCGAGTCAACGAAGCATACCTCGATTAGGATGGAGGGCATCTCGGTTTGGTTGAGGAAGTAAAGGTCGGTGCGCTTCTTAGCGCCACGATTGATGAAGCCGCAGGCAGAGAGGGCGTGGGCGATCTCATCTGATAGCGAGTGCTGACTGATGTAGAGGCACTCAGTTCCCATAGGTTCGTTGGTGTTCTCGAATGCGTTGAAGTGGACGCTAACGTCGAGGTCGCGTTCTTGATCGTTGTGGTAGTTGACAATGGTATGTAGGTTCGTTGTTTGATCCCTACTAGTGTTGTCATGGAAGGTCTTCACTACAACGCCTCTTTCCTCAAGCAACTCCGCTACACGGTCTACTACAAGGCGAGCCTCATCCACTTCATCAAGGATGCCGCTAGCGCCACGTACATAGTAACCATGACCGGAGGAGATAACGACTGATTCGTAAGGCACCTCTTCCTCCTCTTTATATGGTACAGCTGGGAAGGTAACTTCCACATCGTCGTCGGTCTTAATCCCAAGGGCATGCATAAGCCCTGGGCTGATATCAGCAATCCTCCCAGTGTCCTGATGTGGCCCCCAATCCGCCGGATAGGCCTTGAACGAACGCCCTGTCTTTGGCGCTCGAACTAAGGCCATCTCCTCAATCAGCATGAAGGCAGGGGTCTCGTCGTAGTCCCACCTACACGCTATATAATACTTGTCAGGATTCAACCGCCGGGCTAATCCAGTTGTACCCGGCGGTTGTTCTGGTAGGAAGATACTCGGTTGTTGTTCAACCTCTGCGATGAAGGCAAGCCCCTCATCTGGATCAACGCCTGTGTCTTCAGGGCCACCAAACCAGCTAACCTTACCTCGCAGTTTCATTTAATCCTCCTACTTCTTCTTTGGTCTTGCAGAGCCCGGCGGTGGGAAGTATCCCCAACCGTAGTCAGGCGACCAGCCCCAACCACCATCCGCCGGTGGTGGCTTTGGCTCTGATGGCGTCGTCGGGATGTCCGGTGGTGGCTGTAGTCCAGGGAACCCGGCATCGATATAGTCGCCGATGTCGCCCCAGATGGTTAGGGGTGGATCTCCAGGACCACCGGGTGATGGACCTCCACCAACCACGAGCCCACTGATCCAAGCCTGACCGACGATGGTCACCGGGAACGGTGGGTCCTTCTTGTTCTTTGGATAAGCTACTCCGTTGATAGTAACGGGTACTACTGACATCTTTACTTCTCCTGTTGTAGAGCCCCCCGGCCCTTAGCGACGCTCTTTTGTTGTCCCAAATCTCAATCCCTTATACCAGTCATTCCAACCTCTAGGCTTCTCGATGCCAACGGATTGATTGTGGATGAACTTAGAAACCTTCCCCTCTGCGGCGTTGGTCCATCCGCTAACAGCACCAAGAAGAGTAATACCATGTTGAATAGTTGCTCCTCTATGCTGTGGGCCAAATGCTTCTTTCCCCTTAGCAAGGTCTCGGGCCACATCAGTTCCAGTCTTAAGTGTAGCATCCCACATTCCAGCTTGTGGGTCGTGTAAGTTTAGTGCTGCGTGGCAGAAATCACGAGCACCAATCCATGAAGAACAGGTAGAGAAGGTAAGGCCCTTGGCTATTTTCTTACCCCAAGACTCTCTTTCTTCGTTAGTGAGGGGCGTTACCAACTCTTCTATCATCGCAGGGAAAATGACGTAGGAGAATAGCATCCCTGCTAATCCCGGGACCTGCTTCATAGCTTCTATAGGTTCAGTCTTAACCAATCCCGCTGCGTCTCTAACCCGCCAGCCCAACTCAAACTGACGGTTCATGATGTGGGAGAAGAAGCCATATAGTGAAGATAGATAGGATGCAAACGCCCCACCTCTAGCAATAGCAGGACGACTGGTAACAGCAGTAGACCCATGCGCACGACGGATAGCACGGTTAGCCATAGCAACAGCGTCGCCTTCTGATGCACCCTCACGCTTGCTCTTGGTATACTGCGCTAGCCCCATTGGAACAGCGGATATAAGATCGGAGAGTGCGACAGGGGCAGAACCTAACTTAATCATAGCTTCTCGCATGGACATATAGGACGGAAGCTGCCCTTGCTTAATTGCTTCAATAGGCCCAAGTTCCCCCATTACCCTTTCCTGTGCACCACCCATTGTCTCTTGATAATGGCGAGTTCTGCGCTGAAGCTCCGCGAACTTATTCATAGCAAAGGTCCAGTTCGTTTCTCCTGTCTTTTCGTTAATGCTAAACAAGCTCTTAACAGCCCTTAAGTATTCCATGTTCAACCCAAGCTCAGTAAGCGAGTTCACAAAAGCTGTAGGACCATGCTTCATTACCGTTCCGATATTGAGTCCTATCGATGTAGCGATTATATTCTGCCGAACATGTTCAAGAGCCTGCGCCGCAACCTTCTGTGCGGCGCTATTAGTGTTAGCTGAACCAGCTACGTCTCTAAGCCAGGGGATGAATAGTTCGCTATACTCTCTCCCATAGTGAAGAGTAACTGCGTTAAGAAACCGGTTGTCGTAGATTACCTTTGAGGCATTAACAATAGCTTCCCTAAGATTGATATCATGGATCATCTGCTTCATACGGATCGGGGTCAAATCCAAATCCAAAGCCAAAGGATAGGTAGCGCCTGTACGCTTTTGCGTATAGCGATTGGAGGTTGTAGCTCTGTAGTAACCTCCCTCCTCCAGAGGCTCAGGACCCATCAATGTCTTAGAAGTACCCTTCCATATTGGGTGGTTTTCTAATGGATGGTACCACCCTTCATACTCACCGAATGGAGTTTGAACAGGGCGCAGTTCTAAGGACTCTGGTTCGATGCCAGAGAGCCTACGATACATAGCATCAGAATGTTCTCTCAGTTCTTCAAATATCTTCCCTTGCTTAGACGCCCAATCCCAATCCTCCTTAGTGGCGTTCTTATGTACCCAATCCATAATCCGGCCCTTGAACATAGCAACGGCGTTGTCGCCTG